GGGTAGGTTAAGATAGGAATATCGATTATCCCACAAGCAATAAAATGATGAATCGAAGAACTTTTCTGGTGGTTATCATACCCTATGGTAATCCTATTCATCACCTGTACTTCGGATATACCTGGTAGATGCTTTTTATGCAAATTGGTATTTACATAATCCTCAACTAGCTTCCATTCTTCTTTAGATATTAAGGATCCCGTATTGTTCATAATCGTTATCTCGATATCATCAGAGAACGTTATCATGATGGCATAATCTATCTTATTATTTTTGCACATCATGGCAACCGTCTCCCCGATGAGAGGGGCGATTTGCTCAACCTTAGAATAATTGATTTTGTAAGAGTTATCCATCGTATCAACATAATTCTGTAATCCTGTAATTCTGTAAATATATTTCATTTTTTTCTATAAAAAATGAAATTAAATCTATATGTAAGAAACAATGCCAAGTAGTATTAACTTTGATTCAAATACAACATCCAGTAATTTTAATTGGAAGTTTGCATTCAGTCCAACAACGAATCGATTGAGCATGACATTCTCATTACTTTTTCGTGTACTGAACGCCATATTATTTATCGGTACTCTTACGTACACTCTATGGGAACGTGTCTCCGTAGATTGTACGAAGTTTTGGTTTATGTATCTAACTAATTGGACTCAAATTATTGTAATACTTTATTCAGTAACTGGTGTGATTACGGAAAGACAACCTAATACCAAACCACGAAGAAATGCCGTGGTATCTTAGAATCCATTGGGCCATACAAGATACAGCACTATCTCTCTCAGCAATCGTCACAGTATTGACATGGTACGGGTGCTTAGTACTCAATGTCGAATTAGGTGAATGTCATGTAGAACAAAAACCATACACCATCATTGTTCATGGTTATAACTTGGTGTTTATGATACTGGATATTTATAATACAAAACAACCGTTTACCTTACTCCACGGTATCTACCCAATCTTGGTATCGACATCTTACTTTTTGTGGACATATGTTCATCACAAACTACAAATCGGAATTTGCTATGCCCCTAATTCAAACGTACCTTTATACGAGCCCTTTACTTGGGGCCAAGGAGTGGAGGATAGTAGATCAAAAATATCGATGTTTGGTGTATTGGTCCTTATCTTAGTACCATTGTTAAACATTTTCTATTGGTTTGTGTATTACAAACGTGTAAACACCGAAATAACAATCAGTATCCAAACAAACAACACAAGCAACACAAGCAACCTAAGCAACACAAGCAACACAAGCAACACAAGCAACACAAATCAACGCATTTCTATTCTTTAGATGTTGTTGAGTTTCTTTTACAATCAATTATGTACTTTGTAAGAAACAAAAAATTAAAGCAATTAAAAATTGTAAATGATTACCATCCTACATATTTTGTTTTATTCTTAATCACTAATGTTTGGGTTATGTTGTTGTAGATGATTTAAATTATTCAACTTAGCTTTGTGTGGTTTATCTGGTATAGCTCTATACATCATAAATGATTACGAAATATTAGTAATGGAATCAAAAAGATAAAAAAAGTATTCTAATTCTTACTTGTACGAGGATTCGTTGCATCTTTATCTTGCACTATATAAATACAATAAACAATAAATCAATGATTATCTTAATGTGACACCACAAAGCTCTGGGTTATTATTTTTTCGTTTTATTCTTCTTCGTACTTCTCTTACGTTTCTTCTTCGTAACCTCCATTCTACCCAATCGCTCGGTCTCCACAACCTGGATTTGTTCTTGGCGGAATACTTCATAGCGTTCCATGAAGGCATCCAAATCACGATTCCACATCATCATCTCGTCCAACTTCTCCGTAGCCGTATAGAATGATTTGAATTTCTCCAACTCCTTCTCTAGTCGCTCGATCGTCTCCAACCCAAAGGAATCGATTGACATCGAGGTTAAGTAGTTGTACGACCCATTAGCGTCGTAATTTTCCTTGGTCAAATCAGCCTGCATATCAAACATATCGAAAGATTGGTCTACCAACTGCTGTTCTCTAAACGCCTTACTCTTCCGGAATACCACCAACTTCCCATCAATAACTTCCCGAAGATAACGTAGCTTGTTTTCCAGAATACGTATCGTACGTCCGTACTTAATCAGTAGGTAGAGACGGCGTTTGGTGTAGAGGGTAAATCGAACACCGTAGAATTCATCAATGATTTCATTCGCGTTTTTAAAATTCTTAATCCTACCATCCGATCCGAAACCGTAGAGTAGGTTTTTGATCGTGCTTTGGAGATCCAACTGCTTATCCACATCCTCCATAGCCAGTAGATCGTCGAGGTACTTTTTGGAAGTAAACTCTAGCTCAAACCCAACAATACGTTCGGTCGAGTATTCGTTAATATTCTTCAATATCGTATCCTTCTTCTCCATGTGTTTCATCAACTTCTCCTTAAAGGTTTGGGTCCAGACACCAACCGGGAGTTCACTCACGTATACCGTACAATCATCCTTACGCTCAAACTTACCATAACTTAGGTACTTCGTATCCTTCTTCGTAACCTCGCCCACATGGTCGTGGTACCAAGGCTTCATACTCTTCATCTTCTCGTTCTTCATCTTACGACGAATGTTCTCCACTATATCGATCGGGTTATAGGAGGGGATGTTACAGGAGTAACCAGTACCAATACCACTACTACCGTTGACCAATAACATGGGTAGGATGGGCACAAAGACCGTGGGTTCGACCGACTGACCATCATCAACATTGTAGGTTAGGAGGGGGAGATCGTCGGAGTGATAGATGGTGTCGACGATATCGTTCAACCTGGTGAAGATATAACGCGCACTTGCGTGATCCTTACCACCCATGACACGGGAACCAAATTGACCCGAGGGTATGAGCTGATTGATGTTGTTCGATCCAGTAAAATCCTGGGCCATCCCGATGATCGTACCAATTAAACTAGCCTCCCCGTGATGATACGCTGTTCGGAGGGAGATATCTCCAGCCAGTTGACTAACCTTAATATCCTCATACTTCTTCGATCGGGTCATCGAACCGTACAATACCTTACGCTGGGATGGTTTCATCCCATCAATCACACTAGGGAGTGAACGAATGTTGTCCGCCACACTGAATAGAATCAACTCATCATCTATGAAATCATCGTACGTCATACCTAAATTTGGATCATATTCTAACCTAGGTTCCTCCAAGGCATTCATTCGATTGACCCAAACCTTCCGTTTGTCCGCAAATTCTTTCTTGAAGGCTAATTCTAAACAATTCTTAGTAGTCTTCTCGGTGGTGAATTTAAAGTCGATCAAATGTTTGGGCAGGTCGGAGAAGTACTCCTTCGCCTCCTTACTAGTCGATGTACCGAGACCCTTGTAAAATTTGGTCCTCCAACCAGCACCTTGGTTGTTTTGTTTAAACCATTGTTCCATGTCGTTGTAGGTGTAGAAGGATCGTACGACCGATCCTTTCGATACCTTACTTATGGGGGTGATGAAGAACTTTAAGAATCCTTCGACCTCTAAGAGAGAGGGGAAGAAGACGTGAAGGAAGTTGAGGACCAAACCTTTGATGTGTGAACCATCGTGATCCTGATCTGTGAGAATACACAACCCACCGTAGCGTAGGGTAGTGATATTATCAGCCGTGTACTTCTTTGCCATATCGATACGCAGTCCCAAAATCTTGATCAAATTCTGAATCTCCTCATTCTTTCCCGCATCCTTCGTCGACGCACTGCGCACATTCAGTAACTTACCCCGAAGAGGGAAGATGCCATACTTATCTCGACCAAGTACACTTAGACCCGCGCGAACCATAGAGGCCGCACTATCCCCCTCCGTTACAAACAACATCGTCTGGTCTGACTTCCTCGTACCAGCAAAATTAGCATCCTCTAACTTCGGGATACCAAACAAACGATTCTTTTTGGTATTATTTCCCTTTTGGAGTGATTTTAGATTACGAGCCAACAACACATCCTTGATGCGCTCGATCAATCCAAGTTTATCGACCAAACCCTTCAAGACAGATGTTGAGAGACTCAACGTACTTCCGAATAACTCGGGAGGTGTTTTCAACGTTTCTTTTGATTGACTATCAAAATCTGGATTTTCAATCACCGCGCTCAACACTAAGTTGATATGTTTTTTGATGTCCGATACCTTAACTGTGTGTTTCGTACCCTTATCCTTAAACTCTGGCATCTTCTCCATTGTGGTTTGGACATACTTTGTGATCTGATTCACAACACTATCAACATGCGTCCCCCCATGGAGAGTGTGGATCGTGTTCACGAAACTAATCTGCTGCATTCCATTACCATCACTCAAACCAAGGATAAGATCCCATCTAGGTTTCGTAATTGCAACCGTTTGTCCAGAAATAACCAACTTGGCGTAATCAGATAGACTCTTGATAGGAACAAATGTGTCGTTAAAGTAGACACGTATATTGCTTGGGGTACATGCAGCGATATCGTACGTACGTCGTTTTAATAACCCGATCAAATCATTACTCAATCCCTTCATAAGGAATTTTTCATAATCAGGTAGGAAGGTAATTTTAGTTCCAACAAACTCATCCTTATTGAATTCAGTCACCTCTGCTGCTTCATGCGATGCCATGTTATCCACCCATTTCATACGGAATCTCTTTTTCTTCTTTTGATCCGCCGTTTCCAGTATAAAATATTTACTAAAAATGTTTGCCAATTTTGCACCATACCCGTTCTTACCCCCAGTCGTGCGTTTCTCCGAGTCATCAAAATTTTGACCCGTCAACATAACCCCGAAGATTAATTCAGCAATCCACATTTTTTCTTTCTTATGCATCTCCACGGGAATACCCAATCCGTCGTTCCAAACCGATATCTCACCAGATGTCTTGTCGACCGTGACTCGTATTTCCGAAACAACATCATCTGGGTTCTTACGTTTAATCGTTCGAGCTACTTGATCCGCAGCATTTACCAAGATTTCATCGAAAATTTTAAGAAATCCATGTGAAAGTTTCAACGTACGACCAACAATCTCTTTATTCCGCACGATGTATTGTTCGGTTTCAACTGGACGAATACTCCCAATCACGGTATCGGGTCGTTTAAGAACATGTTCACGGTGGGATAATTTTTGATACGATTGTTTCTTACTCATTTTTGTTTTATTTCTATTTAGTAATTGTGTTGTTGATTCATTTAAATCTACTAAGTGTTTTTCATTTTTTTATAACAATATGGTTTAAAAAATAAATGAATCCCGACTCCTTATCTCAATCCCAAGCTCTATTGCTTTGCGAATTTTACTTGATTTCGTCACATCAAGATCCGAAACAACAAGCAGAGTTGTCTTCTTGCTAATCGTACTACGTACCTCACCACCCTGCTCTACTATCCATGCCTCAAACTCCTTATCCCGAAATCCACTACAAACAACAATTTGACCCGATGTCCCTCTTGTTTTTTTCTTTTCTTTCTTCATCGAAGCAAACAAACGACACAAAACACCCGAGTCGAACGTCTGGTTCATAAATTCCTGGAATCGTTCTATGTTTTCTGTAAACAAATCGGCACTCTTCGTATCAAACCCCTTCATACCTACGATACGCCGGTTCAATGCTTCGATCTCCGCATGCTTTATACGGAGGATTCGACTCATTGTATCAGGCTCGGCCTCAACGATGAGTCGAAGCTTCGTACTACCCAAACTTCGACCAAACACATTCGAACCGACCATCATCGCAACCAAATCAGCTGTCTCAATACCCCGACCTATACCATCAACAACAATATTCGCCTTCTTATTAGAAAAACCTTCAATCTCTAACAAATCATCGTAACCTAGGTTGATGATGGACCGAATCGATGTATTGTTATTATGAAGTACAATCCTACGAACCGTCGCCTCACCAAAGTTTGGGACATTAAGTTTACTGAAAAAGTAGTGGATTTGTTTCACAACCAAATCGATGGATTTCCCAATTGCAATAATATCAACATTGGTCGTATTCCATTCATACGGAATATGTTTAGGGAGATATGGAGGTTTGGCGGGCTCGACGACACGATGGACCTTGGGGATCACATCTCCACTTCGTATGATCTCAATTACCGAACCCTTACCAAGCTGGTGTTCAACAACATACTTTGCATTATGAGCCGTCACACAACGAACCACCACCTCTCCTACTTGTGTTGGTGAAACGATCAACTTTGGTTTCAAATAATTATCCTTCGAAACATTCCATTCTACATCCAGTATCGTCGCAATTGCTTTCTGGTCGTCCAACACATCCTTAAAGGCAAACGCATACTCCGGGTTCTTAGTTGTATTCCGAATATACGTATGATTATGAGTAATGATGATACCATCCATTCCATACACCGACCGAACCCGTTCCTTTACCAAAATCTTACTCAATGTTTCGAACGACAAGATATTGACTGTACCAAATTCAACACAATCAAAACCCAAACTCCTTACCATTTCCATTTGCTCGGTAAATCGCCGACCACCTCCAATTACTTCGTAGATCACAAAACGTATGAGTTTTGCTACCTCGGGATTTGGTTGCTTCGAATTAATCACCCCACCTACAAGATTACGGACATTCTTTGTCTCGGGATGCTTTGCCTTGTATTTATTGAATGCTTTCTTGGAAATAATAAATTCCCCTCGTAAACATAAGGTTGGATCCATGTGCTTTGGATCGGGGAGTCGGATAAACTTAGCCAGAGCCGTTACCTCAAGCCCATACCTACCCTCCGATCCTCTTGTGTAGAGCCGATATCGTTGTAACGAAGTATCGATTACAAGCGCTCCACTAATCCCATCCAACTTCATACTCCAAACCAAGTCCGCATCCCCATTACGCTCAACCCAGCTCTGTAGTTTCTTCACCCCATCCGATGGCTTTATCTTATCCATACTCCCCATATGAAACGGGAGTCGAACCTTCTTTCGACTCATCATTGGGGCATCGATCAGACTAAGCAGCTTATGTGATGGGTCGAAGGTTTGGAGATGATCTTTCAATGCATCGTACGATTCATCACTTACGTGGGATTCATAATTATTGTAGTACTCTATGTTCAGATATTCAATCACACAAACCGTTTCCTTCAGGCTAAGTTCCCTAACAACCAAAGGATTGGTCGATATTCGCTTTGCTAAAGTTCGTGTCATAGATGTATGCTTGGTACTAAGTAGGGAATGTAAATAAACGTAAGCACAATTTCATTTTTTTTAATTTCTACCCACGTATCTACCCACGTATCTACCCACGTATCTACCTACGTATCTACCCACGTATGATTTCGGATAGCCTATTTTTCACTAGTAGCTTGGTCGCAATATATGGTATACTACGTTGTGATGAGATTGATATTGTTGCACTTATTTCAAGCATGTTGTGGTCGATCGGCTCCTTCATTCCCTTATTTTGTGGAGTACGGAGGATTTTAAAAGGTTGAGCCGAATTCGTGTCACTGTTTTTTTTTTGTTAATGTAGATTTGAATTTAGTAAAACAAGTCGCTTCCTTCGCTGCCTTGATTTTGTTTGTGCTCTCCATATCCACTGCTCTCAATTCATCCAGCTTTCTTTCATTAATACGTGGCATCATCCAGGGGAACCGATTGTTGGTGGGGATCGAAGGATCCCCGTTGATTAAACGCAGGGATTCGGATCCAGATGGTTGCGTTGTAACCGATTTTGTTCCGAACTAGGATGAATTCGACGAAAAAAATGACCTCTTCGTTAATGCGGGAGATAGATAGACAGTATAAGAGTGATACAGGTAGTATCTTACCCGACATATATCTTTTACGAAACATTAGCAGGGCTGAATTGGTGAATAATTTGTAATTCGTAATTCGTAATTCGTAATTCGTAATTCGTAATTCGTAATTCGTAATTCGTAATTCGTAAGTTTTTTTTTTATTATTGTGTGTATATATATATAACCATACGTACGTACGAATCATGTCGAAACATAATAATAAATCGATTATCGACCATCTACTTCTGGATAAGAAGGCTCAACCATTCATCAAAGCACTTGCGAAATACAATCTTCTTTCTATTCTAGGCTCAACCTATACCAAACGCATGCCCGATAAGACGACGAAACAGATGCCCTACACGGTGTTTGTACCGAAGAAACTAAAATTACCCAAATCCCCGGAGGAAGCCATACAATTGCTTAAATGTCATGTTTTCAAGAATAAGTACGATGAGGAGAGTATTGAAAAAATGTGTGAAAAGTATGGGAATAATGAAATTACCTTGTCCTCTTTGGGCGGACTCCGATTGATGGTGAGTTGTAGCTCTAAGCAAAAGGTACTGACAGTTGGGAATACCGACGTATCTTTAAAGAAAGAAGTAGATTGCAGCAATGGAATCTTTTTCTTCATAGATGGTGCGCTGCCCGTAGAATTGGAGGTTTTGAAAAAGGAGTCTAAGGAACCGAAGCCGGCTATCTTGGATTTATTGTACGCTAAGAAGGCCTACCAACCTTTTGTGATGGCCTGTGCGAAGTATGGAATTGCCTCAATGTTGTGTTGCAAATATTTCGACAAACGAAACAACCGTCGTAACGACTACACGGTTTTTGTGCCGCCTAAACTTAAGATTCCGAAGGATGTGGAGAAGGCAACACACTATCTCCGGAGTCATTTTGGGAAGCGTAATTTTAACATCGAATCGATAGCTAAATATTGTAAGAAACAACAAGAGCAAGGAATCGTGGAGTTGACCTTAGGAACAATGACCGATGTCACGTTTCAAATCGATTGTGGGTCCTACGTGTTAAAGGATGGGAAGAATAAATTTGTGTTGAGTGAAAAGAATATGGAGAAGGGTCATAATGGTAATATCTACTACTTATCTAAGGAGCTACATATCCCCGAACGTATCTTAGAATGAATCCTTACCCGTGATATGCTTCCCAATAATAAGAGCATGAATATCCGCCGTGCCCTCATAGGTGTTGACGGTTTCTAGGTTGATCAAATGACGCATGATGTTGTAATCAATCGATATACCATACCCTCCCAAACAATCTCTTGCCGTTCTGGCAATGTCGAGAGCCATTAGACATGAATTTCTTTTTACCAACGATACCCCAACATTTGATGGATTCTCGGCTACCGCATAACACGTGGCCAAAGCTGTGTTGTACTTGGTTACCATATCCGTTATCTTATGTTGTACGAGTTGATTTTCGGACAACGACTTTCCAAATTGATACCGATCCCCAACATACTCAACAACCGTCTCAATACAATCCTCGGCCGCACCCAACGCTCCGAAGGCGATGCCGAGCCGAGCAGAGAAAAGACATTTAAAAGGGGACCCCAAGCCTTTAGATTTTGGTAAAATGGCATCTTTTGAGATCGTTACGTCGGAAAGGGTGATCGAACCAGTGGTTGAGGCACACAACGATAACTTACCATCGATTACTGTAGTTTCGAGACCCGGAGTGTTTTTTTCAACCAAGAACCCACGAACCTCACCATCCAGTTTTGCCCAAATTACGAATAAATCGGCCAATGGGGCGTTGGTGATCCACGTCTTTGATCCATTGAGTGCGTAGCAAGGTCCAGAAGATGTGTATGTTTCGGTAGCGGTCGTCAACATACTACCGGGATCTGAGCCATGGTTTGGCTCCGTTAGTCCAAAGCAACCAACCATCGAACCCTTCGCTAGTTCGGGTAAATATTTCAACTTCTGAGTATCGGACCCGAATAAATCGATCGGGGTCATGACCAGGGAGGATTGAACGGAAAACATAGACCGATATCCACTATCCACCTTCTCGATCGATTTGGCCATCAAACCATAGGTTAGGTAATCTGCTCCTATACCATATTTTGGAATCATAGGACCTAAGCAACCAATCTTACCCATCTCGGATATAATCTCCCTATCCTTCGATGGACTTGGGTTTAGGTAATGATCCCGAATTTGAGGCTTGAGCACCTTCTTTGCGAAACGGTCGACCGTTTCGATGATTGGAGATGAGGTAGGGGGTTTTGTTTTAGAAAAAAGATTAAGTAACATCTGTTTTTATATTTTAAAATAAAAAAATAACAATATTTGGTTGAGTTGATACTATTTTGCACTATCTGTTTATTAAGATAGCAAAGATTGATCCCAAGAAATACTTTATCTTAGGCTCCTATGCTCTACGGGGACATCGAATAATCAACGACTTGGATATCAATATAGAAAGGAATGAATTTATGAAACTACTAGAACTAGTTGTTAAGAAAGGATTTGGTAGTATTGAGTTTTACAATGGCCAAATTCGATGGTTTTATGAGTTAACGGATTACTATAATAAGATGACTAATTCGAATATAAATGATTTTTCGATTGAAGCATTCCAAAAAGATTCAGTCGAAGTTGTACTAAACACAAAGATTTTTTTCTTTAACTTGTTTATTGTGAAGATACGATGACATCAATCCCATTGCCGAACTCACGTTTGGGTATACTGTTTCCATCTTATTTGGCCAATTTTATTGACAAATTTGAAACCGATGCACGTACAACGAAAAAATATAATTCAAAAAATACAGTCTATCAACCATTAGTTCATCAGAAATTTATAAAAGCATTCTTTCATCCATCTAATCCGTATCAATCTATGCTACTGTACCATGGATTGGGTACGGGTAAAACATGTACCTCTCTATTCAATTACGATTCTCTGTTTAGTATGAATAAAGAGTGGCGGGTATATATTTTGATCAAGAAGTCACTCGAGGGGACGTGGAAATCCGCTTTTGCCTCGTGTTTGACTACCAAGGATCAGAAGGCTGTTGATAATATACATTTTGTTATCTATGATGCGTATAATGTGGCCGATAAGTTTGAGAGTCTACTTAACGATGAACCAAACAATGGGGTACGTTGTTTGTTTATCATTGATGAAACTCATAATTTTATTTCCAATGTGGTTAGTAATATCCACCACGCTAAACACAAGGCTCGAACCCCGGCCCTAAATGTGTATCGTAAAATCCAAGAAACACTTCGTACTAATTCACAATCACGGATGCTGTGTATCACAGCAACTCCAGCGATTAACGACCCTTATGAGTTAGGTATTCTCTTCAACCTACTCCACCCATCGTTGTTTCCCGAAAACTACGATACATTCTACGAAACCTTCGTCGACCCAGCCGGTGGTTTGAAGAAGAAGCACCGCAATGTGTTTCAGCGTAGGATTTTGGACAAAGTATCGTTCGTAATGCCGTCTAATCCTGATGATTTCGCAACGCGGTTAGACTACCCACCCGTGCTTATCCCCATGAGTCCGTATCAACAGAAACACTATACAAAATATCACAAAATTGAAAAGAAGAGGAAGGAATGGATGGGGGATACTCAGTACGGAGAGGGTACGTTTAATATTTACACCCGCCAAGCATGTAATTTTGTATTCCCCAACATGAATGAAAAGTATAATGCCCAATCACGAAGAGCTGCGGGGACGAAGTACAACGTAGAGGTTATGAGTAAATTAAGCGTACGACAAAAAGAGGAATTTATTAAGAATGAGGAAATATCTAAGTACGATGGACAAACGAAACGATTAAAGTCTAAGGATCAAAAGAGGCTGAAATTGAATGAGAAGTTGATCAATACGTTTGTTGAGTATTTGCTACGATACTGGGATGAATTAGAAACCACGAACCGAACGTCCATAGAGAAGGATATCGATTCGTTACACGAGATCGTGGCAAGTCGACCCAATGACAAGCATCAAGAGATTGTCGAAGATTTTATCAACAATCATGTTACGAGTGCCAAGCTAAAGAGTATGATCGAATGTTCGCGGAAGATGACCCACATCGCCCTGATGTGTTGTATTTCGATTGGTATTACGATCGTCTACTCATCCTGGGTTAGAGGTGAGGGGTTACAGCTTTTTGAAATCTACTTACAACAAATGAATATTCGTTTAGGGAGTTTGGATACCCCAAACCCAACAAATGGGGGGATTCGTTACTTAAAATTTACAGGTGAATTAGACAACACCAAACGATTCAAAGCCCAAGAAATTGTCAACAAACCATCGAACAAGCGTGGGGATGGGGTGAAGATTCTGCTCCTCAGTGCCGCGGGGGCCGAAGGAATATCGATCATGAATTGTAGAGAAGTCCATCTCATGGAACCGTATTGGCACGAGGTTCGGTCACAACAAGTCGTTGGTCGAGGTATCCGGCAAGGGTCACACAAGGCATTACCCAAGTCGGATCACAATGTGGCCGTATATAGGTACCTAAGTACGATCAATAACTTAACCGACACGATGGATCAAATCATCTACGAATCTGCACGGAAGAAACAATCAGGGATTGACGATTTTCTTGGAGCAATGCGTGAAACTGCTGTTGATTGTAGGTTGTTCCATGAATCCAATTCAATGCATCCAGATATCGAGGCGTATCGTTGTTTTGATTTCAGTGATGAAACGAAACTACGCCCAGATAAAGGGTATGCTTATCGAAATAATTTAGAAGAAGATATTTTACTAGAAAACAAAGGCTACGGGTCAGAGAATGCAGAGGTTGTTAAGATTCGTGTTAAGGTTATTAAAGGGAAGGTACTGTCGAAGGTTGTTAGTTTATTGTTAGACGAGGACAAGGGGTATTGTTATGATGCAAAGACGAAGAAGCTTGTTGGAACAACTAAAAATGATGAATTTGGTCAAGCCGAAATGATAGGCATTGGGGTTTGGAAAATACAAAATATCATAACGTTCTAAGAAAGATTATCCTTCCTTATTGTAACAGAATGAGTGCGAAGCGAATATTCAAATGTGTGATGGTCGGTCCACACGGATCTGGAAAAACATCATTGGTTCGTACCTTTAAGACTCAGGAGTATGATGAATTCACAACAGCCACGATTGGAGCAGAATATACAAATCTTCATATCGACGATAGATGTTCGGTAAATATCTGGGACACTGCGGGGAGTGAGAAATATAGTACGATCATGCCATTGTATTATCGCAACTCAGATGTAGC